CGCCGTGCAGGCAGGCGCCTCCAGTTGCGCTCTGGCCCGTTGGCTGACGGACCCTCCGGGCCAGGTCTCCATCCTCACCGCATAAACTCCGTCCTCCGGCACTGTAAAAGATGCCTTCTCCATCGTGGAAAACACAGGCATCCACGAATAAGAACCACCGTTGCCCTCGCAAAAAGAACACACATTCAACGTTGAATTCAGCTGAATCGTCTGCCCGGCATAAACGCAGACAAACCCCTGCATCGACACGACTGTACCCGCCGGAAGAAAAAAACGATATATCTCAATCGACCCCTCCGCAAACCGGTCCAAACTCACCTCTGCCTGCTCCCATTCCAGGCGCACCATACTCCCGGCGCCGACATCATCCGTCGTCAACCCATCGGGCTTCACCGTCAGCGTCCGTCCCTCCCTGGACACCTCAAACCCGCCGTCCACCTTGGCCCCATCAACCAACAATGCGGAAAAAAACGGCAGCCCCTTCTTCTCGAAAAAATCGCAAAAATCACTCCCCAAAGGCAGCGTCAACTTGCGCACGTCGCTGGTAGACAGGGAATGCAGCCGCAGCACCACATCCTTCTTATAAGCATCCACCACCAGCTTATTCCCGCAGGAATCAGCCGGAAACCCCTGGCTGGGATCGGAACCATTGGAAAGCTGGGACTCATACAACATCAGGCGCAAATAACACTCCTCCCCCGCCTCGTCCCCGGTCAGCTGCAAATTGGAAGCAGCCCCCACCGGGGAATTGGACGTACCAAGCAGCTGCCAATCCTCATTCGGGAAACGCCGCTCCACGGCATACGTGCCGTACCACTCCTTATAACAATAAAACGTCCAGGTCCCCTTGCAGGTAATCGTATTGGAATGGCAAATCACACCCTTATGAAAATGCTCCGGATAATCCGCCGGAGACGTCAGGCCGTCCACAAAATCCGCCGCCCCGTTAAAATCCCTGTCGCACGTCCACCAGGACCAATAGCTCCCCTCATTAATACACAACTTCCTGCCCGCGGCATAGGAGGAAGCCGCCGTAAACGCCTTGGCAATCACCCAGCCCTGGCGGATGACGGCCCCCGTGCTGAACCCGGTCTGCTGGGGCACCGTCACCTGGACGCGCATCACATCCCCCTCGTTAACCGCCGCATCCGCATCGGACGCATGCTCCCCGAAAGACACCCTGTAACACCCCTCATCCAACGTCAGGCGCACCGGAAAATCCCGGAACTCCTCATACCGCCAGGGGCGGGCCTTAAACTCATAGGGAGCCAGGGAAAACATGCCCTCGTCATCCCGTTTCAGCACCATCAGCTCATGCGTGGGGCAGGCCAGAAACAACATGCTGTTCACCTGTTTGTGGCGCAAAGCGGAAACATCGTCCTGGCTCCACACGGAAGGCAGGGAGGCAACCACATCCCCCTCGGCGGACAACACGCGCAGCAGGGAAGGGGACACCTCCACAAGAAAACGGTCATTGGTGGAATAAACATAAGGCAAAATCACGGAACCCTCTAAAGCGGCAGCCACGCGCCGGAACCCGCGGCGCCGGGAAACGCCGCCCATCTGGCCCAGGTCCAGATTCTCAATCCTGGAAGCCCCGCGGTGAAAATTATCCAAGTCTGCCCGGACGGCGGAAGTAGGAGAAAGCTCGCCTCCGTTGAAAGCGCATCGAATCATGTACCATCATTACAACAAAGTAACGAAGGATGAATACAACCGTAACTTGACTAAATCTGTATGGTTAGATTGGTGAAATACTTTGACAATCGGGATATGAAGGGATTATATTTTCCTCTATGGCAGATCAAGAATCTTCTCCGAAAAAGAAACCTTCAAAGCGGAATTGTATGTATGGCTTGCTCATCATTGTCTCCGTACTTTTCATTGCATGGCCCTTCATCACATGGGGAAGTCTTAGTATAGCGGACAGGTTGTTTGAAGGAATCAATTTTCCAGAAACCTCTCGTTTCGGAATCAGTGGTGATATGTACGGAGGTTTAAATGCCTTGTTTTCCGGATTCGCTTTCATTTGTTTCATTTATGCTCTTCATCAGCAGCGTTTAGAACTTCAACTTCAAAGAAGAGAATTGAGTTTGCAACGCAGGGAATTGAAGGCTCAATGCAGGGAACAGGAAAGACAGGCTAATGAATTTGAAATTCAAAATAAGTTGATGAAAATTCAACAGTTTGAGAGTTTTTTCTACAACCAGATTCCTATTATCAGAAGACTTCAAGATGAAATCCAAATTTGCGGAGATAGCGGAAGAGATGCAATTAATATGCTATATGATAATTTAAGTAGGGTGGAATTACATATAAAATCGGTTATTTCTGATATTGAAAGGAAAAAGAGGGAAAAATTCTTTGTGTATCCACTGGATATGTCGCGTGACGCATATGCAATTATTAAAAATAATAATGAAATTTGGAATTTTGATGTTCTTGTCTTGCAAGTTAATATGATAAGACCTTGGGTTGATTCTTCATATAGTCTTATATTATTTATAATTAAAAATAAAAATTTAAATATTGAACAAAAAATGGAACACTTGGAGATACTAAAATACAGTTTTTTAGGTGAAGATTGGAAAATATTGCATTCTTTAGGTAGATTGTTAAATTATAATAAAGTAGTAGAATATCTTTTAGATAAAGGATTGTTTGAAAAAAACGAGCAAATTGAAAAAATATCAGAAGATAAAATTCAATTTATTCAAAACGAAATGAAGTTAAAGGGCAACCCAAGTCTGGAATCGTGTGAAATAGAACTTTAAACCAACGGTTCATTCCCCACGCCGTCTAGTAACCCTGGGCGGCGTTCCTTGTCTTCCGATGCTTCCTCCTCACTATCAAACTCAATCGGAGCGGCTTTACCATTATCAGGATGTACAAGATGCTCCTGTTTCGTTCCGGCAAGTACTGCGGCAATCTTTGAAAGCCCTGGTACATCCACCGGTTCCGGTTCATTGTAACCGGCCAGCTTGGAAAGTTCCCTCACCGCCTCAATCTTGCCGGGCATCTTCTTGCGCATCCCTGAATCCGTGTAGGCAACCTCTTGGCATAAAGGAGAATCTTCGCCCACTTCTCCAATTGGTGTACGTAACACAGCAGTAAGAAACTCAAGGCATTCCTGCTTGGTGGCAACCGCTGATCTGTCCAACTGGGCGTTCAATTCGTCAATCATTCGCAAAACTTCGCCATCTTTGGACAAACGAGAAGCCGCCTTGCTGGCTGCGTCATTACTCATATCCTTGCGATTGTAGGCCTTACGATAAGCGTCCGCCTTGGACAATTTTGACTCAACCAAGAGCCTCGCAAACTCCTTCTTCTTCTCTGTGGCAATAGATGTTTTATCTCTCTTAGACATGATCTTTCATCGTTCGTGTGATAGCGTCTTCCAAGCGTTTACGCCCTTGTGCCGTGAGGAAATAACCTTTTTTGAATCTGCCTCCATATTGGGAGGTAGAAACGTCTCCTGCACCGCAAAGGGTATTCAGATGAAAGCACAAACGGCTGGAAGACACGGAAACGCGGTTGGCAATTTCTCCAAACCGAATGCCGGGATTAAGACCGATACAGGAAAGAATAGCGATCTGAACCGGAGACATTTTCAGCCGTGAAAAGGCTGCGGACATGATAGACATCAATTTTAACTCTGACTGCTTCATTCGTCACCTCCTATTCCCATTTCCTCCCGTAGAGATGCAATTTCTGCTGCGGCGTCCACGACGTCCACAACGGGCCCTTCCGGCTGTTGCGGGGCTTGTTCTGTTTTCAGCTTCTTCCGAGCGGATGCCGGCTTCCAGCGTGTCTCTTTGGCCCAGCGTTCCGCGTGGGTGAGCACATCCCCGAAGCACTCCCAAAACTTCTTGCGGCTGTCCGGCCTCCAAAAAGCTTTCTTCTTGCAGTCCTCCGTCAGTCCTGACGCGTAATAATCCCTCAACATCTCCATATCCCGCGGCGTCACCCGGCCCTGTGCGGACTGGTACGCCTCAAGCGCGGCTGCCTGCTCAATGGCGGTTGGCATTGTCCGGGACCACGAAGGGTTGATTTCCAAACAGGCAGCCATGAACCTGGCGGCGCCGGGAGAAGCCCCCATATCCGCGTGATTGTCGGCGCAGCGCATCCCCCGGACGTCGTTCAGGCGTTCCCGGTTCGGGAAAGACTGGGCAGGCAGCACAGGAGCAGCGGGCGGCTCGCTACAAACCACCGTGGTATTTCCCTCTGCATTGTTTTCTTGTTTATCCGTATACGTCTCCGTCTTCGACTTCGTCTCCGTATAAGCGGTGGAATTCCGTGGTTCACGGTGAATCACCGTGGTCTCCCGTGAACTGCCGCGAATTAATGTATTGCATGAATCACCGTCACTCGGAGGAAGCGGGAACCTGGGCTTACTCTGTCTGCGCTGCCCGAAATTGATGATCTGCACATAATTCTTGCCCCCAACACAGTATACCCTTACAAGCCCGGCTCCCTCCGTCTCGTGGAGGCAGTCTTGAATGTCCTGGTTACTGACTTTGTCAAGGTGCAGGGGAAATAAGCGAGTCCTCAATACCATGGGGCGAGCATCAAACAATCCGTAATCATCCGCTACCAGTAGGAGCCGATGAAAAAAGCACTCGGTGCGCCACGACAAAGCCGCTACCTTTTCCGAGTCGAGAAACCCTTCTCGTATCATGCGTGATGTTGCCATAATCAAAAAAGCGTCAGTTGGGGGTTGTAGTTCATCCACAGGCATTCGATCCTCTGCGAACGTCGCATACTCTCCGTAGCCTTCTTCTCTACCCTCCAGCCCGGAAGCATGGAGGCATAAAGGCCGTTATCATAGCCGGACAGAACAACTTTGCCTTTCAGCCCTGTAACAAGACGCAAAAGCCGTTCATGATCCCCATGATCATACTCAAAAGCATAGCGGCCGTCCTTTGTCCGCGTCTCGTGCATGTAGGGAGGATCCAGATAAAACAGGGTATCGGGAGGATCATACTCCCGGATAATATCCAGCGCGTCCTGCTTTCGGATAGTTACGCCCGACAACCGGACATGAGCCTCCGCCAGCAGATTGGGCAGCCTTTGCCACTTGCCGACAACCCGCCCGCAACTGGCATTCCGGTCTCTCCGGAATCCTGTTTTGCGGAACATCCCGTCGCAGGAAACAGCCATGAACGAGCAAACAAGAAACTTCCTCGCCCGCTCAAGCTCATCCCCGGACTTGTCCTGGGCCGCCAACTCATACTCCCGCTCTGAAAACGGAGTCATATTCACCTGCTCCATCAGCTCTACATAACGATCGGAACGAATAACGCGGAACAAATTCACCACGTCATCATAGAGATCATTGTAAACCTCAATCTCCACAGGAGCTTTGTTCAGGAGGGCGGCCGCAGAACCTCCGTATGGTTCGACATAGATTTTATGTTCCGGGAAAAATGAAACAATCCAGTCGGCCAGCCTGTTCTTGGCACCAAGGTATCTAAGCACGGCTTTCATTTCTCCTCCTTTCTCGGCTTCCAGTAAACAGGCCATCCCATAGCGGCGCACCCTACACAGCACTTGTACTGTTTTGGGTCGTGCTCACAATTCGAGCATCTTCGCCGCATAGGATGCCCCCACTCCCGGCACGCGGCCCGCTTCTGCCATGCGTTAAGTATAAGCTCATGTTGATGAGTCTCGTTTCTGGCTTGCCTCAAGAGTTTTTGGCGAGTTTTCCCCGGCAACGCTTTGACGGTCGATCTGATACCCTTGTGAGTTAAAACAACCTGTTCCCATGCTCCGCCAAACTCAAAAAAAGCTTTCTGTTCAGGCGTCACGTTCGGCCTCCTCCCTATTGAGAACATTACACAGGATGCGGGCATGGTTGAACGCGCTTTCCTTCGTCAGATTGCCTATATAGAATCTTGCAACAGGCCTGCCGCTAATCAGGTGCACTACTTGATAGCCGCTGGTCGTATCATCCGGTGCGAACCGCGAATACCTCATAACCCTGACTTCATAGCTTTCAGCAGAGTTCATTGTTCCCTCCTTTCAAACACGATTTCCACCTGTCCGGCGCGGGTTAGGTCATGCACGCGGTCAATCCCGGCGCAGTCCAGCGTCCGGTCGTCAATCCCCATAGCCTTGCAGGCCCCGTCCAGATACGCCTTGCAGCGCGCCAGGCAATTATCCGCGTCCGGCTTCGGCCCCTTGAAAAACCAGACCACCCGGTAATGCGTCGGTTGCATCCTCCGGCCATTCAGGGCTTCACAAGTCCTGCCCCAGGCTATATTCCGGGCGCGGCTCTTGGCAGCCGTCTTTTTGTACCCGGCTACAATGGCCCCCCTCTGCGTGAGAGGGGCCTTGGCATTGGGAGACAAACACCGGGGAGTGTGGGGCAAGGTAATGGTCAGCGTGGTCATCATGCCGCACCTCCTTCCACTTCCTTCACGGATCCCTTCGTGGTTTTCGATTCGCCATACTCCGCCAGCAACTGCCGCAGCCGTTCGCG